AAGGATCCAGCAACGCCAGTTGAGGGCAGTTATGCCAGACCGATGCCCCGGCTGCCGGGGAATAATCCCGGTCAATGAGGGTAAGATTGGGTCCACAATTCGGGACCTGTGTCCATAGAGATTTCGTCTTCATGCTTTTCTACCTTTCTTTATCTGGCGGGGTGCGGGGGAGGGTGACCCGATATAGGAATCCATCATTGTCGGGATTCACACGGATGCACCCGAATTTTGTCAGGTCCGCTCCCCCCCGCCCCAAGAAATCACGCGCTTCGCTCAGACAAATGCGCTTACCTAGTCGATGATTACGGTTGGCGGAGTGTCTTGCTGGTATCGTGACGCCAAAACAAAGAGCGCAGAAGTGATGTTACCAGCGTTGCTCGCGGCGGTTACAACAGAAAGAACATCATAACCGTCCGTGAATAGTGCCGGATCAATCTCAAAAATCACAATCTTATGCCACTGATCGGCAGAGGTTGTATAGCCAACGGCTGCGGCCTGTTCGATCAGAGCATCCGATGCCTCGGCTCGTAGGCAAACCCAAATCGGAACAGCGTTCACGATCGGGATGTGGCCCACGCCGGAAACCAGCGGAGATTGCTCAATTGTAATTGCGACATTATTGACCGCGGCCTGTTGGATCATAACAATCACCCATGCTTTGTGAGCATATTTCAAACTCACATAGTCAGAAGTGATGGCAGCCCCGACTTGCGGGGTAATGGCTTCCACAATCTTGAAATTCTGTGGAAGGCTAAAGGGATACGCCATTTAGTTTGTCTCCTTTCTATGGCCGCACGGCCAGAGTTACAAAGGGGCTCAGGGTATTTCCAGAGCCGGAGTGAGGGGTCAGCGGAGCCGGCCACCATGGTTGACCATCGACACGATAGACAAAACGGAAACAAGTTTCGTCTTGGGTGAAATGGACATGGATGCTGGAAGCGCCCTGAATCCCGCCCTTGTCGATCAAGATATACTGCGAGAAGTCGGCCAGGATGATGTCGCCTACGGCGCTCAGGGTTGAGCACTGTTCGCAAGGGATTACTGGACGACCAAAGATTGTGCCGTAGGGAGCCGCAGAGAGACCACCGGGCGGAAGGTAAACAGCAACCCCGCCAACACCGACCACTAGGCCTAGGCCGTAGAGTTCAGGTTCGATGTCCTGGTTGATGAGCCACACTGCGTTCGGTCGGCTCTTGCCCCACATCCGGGCATACATCCCCGCGATATTCTCGAAGAGGATGGTATTGATTGCCTGACCCAAGACGATCGGTTGGGTAACGAGGCAAGGAGCGACCATAATACCTAACGGTTGCCCACCGCCTAATCCCCAAAGGATTTCGTGATCGAGCTTGAAAGCGAACTCTTCCGCAAAGGCTCCGGAAATGAAGGCGCCCAAAGCCGTGGTGTCTTGCAGGAGTTCATCGGTAGCCCAAGCCAAGCCGGTGAGTTTCTTCAGGTCCAATTGGATCTGTCCAAACTCAGGCTGCGAGGCTAACTTTGTGATACTCTCGCCCTTCCAATAGGCCAGGATGCCGCCCCAGCGAGCACCGTCAATGCGACTGGTCTCACGAATATAGGGCAGTCTGATTCCATTGGAATTGGCGGAGACGGGAATCTTCCGGCAACGGCTGGCAATAACGGAAGTGTCGTATGTTTTCTTCAGCAATTCGTTGACGTAATCTACCTGAACAAGAAATCCACCATCTGCTGGGATCCCTTCACTCATGCCGGTACCGGCTCGCTCTTCCCGGTCACGGTAGGCCAATAGTCGCGGGTCAATCCGTTCTGTCGGATCGGAAGCCCTCGCAACGGCCTGGAGAAATTCTCCAAAGGAATTGAATCCGCTGTTTACTCCGGCGGGAATCGGCTTTGTGGCGGGAACGGAAATCGTGCGAAGGTCCACCTCCGCGCCTTCCAATTTACCCAATCGTGCGATCTGAGCTGCACGGGCTTCTGACTGATCCATTAGCTGATCGAATTTTGTCTTTTCATCAGTCGATAGATCACGTTTGTCCTTGTCCGCGGCATCAAAGATCGAGCGAGCTTCAACAATCAAATCGTTTCGGTTCTTCTGTAGTTCTAAAATGTTCAACTTGTTTCTCCTTTCACAATTGGCTGATTAATCGCAGCCTTCGTTTGGCGTCTTCGATCAGGTTGACCGGATTCGCCGGTGCTACGTTATTGATCACCGTTTTGTGGGAGTCCACTCCCGGCACAACGATGGAATCTTCTTCGGTGTTTACCTGCGCTAAAACCTCTGCGATGGAAGCAGTGGCGCTATTGATCGCATCCACGGCCTCCTTTAATTTGCCCTCGTTCATTCCGGAGAGCACTCTGCCCTTCCGCATGGCACTGATCGCCTGGAGCACAATGCACCGTGCTACTGCGATGGAGGTCTGGGGATAGGCGGGATAATTGACCGCGCTCACTTCATAGAGCCGAACTTCCTTCAGTGTTCGAATCGGGTTGGCTGTATCGAGCGCTTCCCATTCGTCCTGTACCGTGTTGAAAGCGAAGGACATTTGGTCGATCCCGCCAGCCTGGATCGCATAGTGGAGCGATTGCACATCCGGTGAGGCCATCGGGAGATGGACATCTACCCGGAGTCCTTGTTTATCCTCTTCCACGATCAGCGTCTTTTTGGAAGTGCTTGCCAGGGCTAACCCTTCGTGGTTGACCTGAAACTTGACATTGCCCTCTTTGATCGTCTTGGCAAAGGCTCCCCGCTGAATCTTCTCTTGAAACCCGCCCAAGTCTTCGCTCAATTGGTCAAAGACGGCGGCATATCCAGAGAGGGTCAGCTCGTCCGGCGTCTTCCGCATTTCCCAATTGGTAAATTTGCGGATTTCCGGTTCGCCATTAGCACTCGCCTTCTGTTTCCAGAGTGAATTGCAGATGGCAAAGCGCTGTTCCTCATCGTTGTAATCGTCAACCATCACCTTGTCGCCCATGCAACGCGACAAGAAATCTTCCTTACTTTCTTCACCCTTCGGTTTTGGTAGCGGCATTTCTTTCTCCCTCCCTAATGACTGAGGCCGCCCCGAAGGACGGCCTTATGGCTCAATTTATCCAAAAAGATTTATTTCGTTTAGTCTATTAGCCACCTTGCGGTATCAAAAACCCTGCATTTGGCTCTAGTGGCTTGACAACGTGTGTATAGTGTGCTATACTCTATTTGAAAGGAGGTGATCCTAATGGCTTCTACTAAGAAATCAGCGAAACGCAAGGCTATTGTTGCTATCCCCAAAGGATGGGGACCGCAATGGAAGAAACAAAGCGATGAGCGTACTCGCAAGGCTATGGCAGTATTAAACCAAGCGTTCCGCGAAACAGTCGGGAAGTAGGGTCACACCGCGATCGGCTCTCACATCGGGGGCCGCCCCGAAGGACGGCCCCGATATTCCTGCTACTCGTGGCAGCCGAACTATTTAGCCTGCCGCCATGACCTCGCAGACACAACCCCCATGCAGCGGGGGGTGAAAGGTCTCGTGGCTATTTTTTAATGGTTTCTCCGCTCCCTCCGGCTGGAAATCCTCGTTCGCCGGAACAAAACTGTCCTCGATCCCAACGATTTGTCCATCCAATTCTTCGCAAAATGGGCAAGGGGCTGAGCTTGTATTCATCCAGACAACACGTGAAACTCCATTCTCCCGATAAGTTTCCCTGGCGATTGCGTTCTTCTCTTGGATGGTTTCCCGTGCGGCTACCTTCTCCGCCCGCTTCTCGTACCATTCGGAAAAACGGACTTCCAAGTCGATGGTCGGATCCTTTCCCGCCGCAAATGATTCCCTTACGATCTGCCCGATCTGACCGATGGAGGAGCCAACATATCCGGCTACCGCCACTCCCAGGTAAGCACCAAGAAATTTCTCCATCGAAGATGACAAGCCGACCGGACCGCCGACCTCTTCCGCAGACATCGCCTGGATTTCTTCGGCGTAGGACCAAAAGATCGGTTTGAACTTTTTGCGATAGTAGGGATCGATCTCATCCGCATAATAATCTTCTGTCCAGTCGGCAAACCCCTTCTCCGCCGATTTATCGATCAGTATCTTCTTTGCCTTTGCCAGAACATCTTGCGTTTCCCGCTTCACCACATCTGCCGCGGCTACCGCAAACAAACGATGGTATGCAGCGGCAATTCTCTTCCGTCCGGCTATCGATCGTTTCTGTCGAAATTCCCGCATACTTGCCGCGGCGGGTTCACTCGCAGGTAACTTGCTGGGTGCTTGTGGGGTAGGAGCAGAGAACCCCGCGCCCACCTGGTCGGCTGGGATCATGTTCATCGGAACCAGGTAAATCTTCCCGGTTTCGTCCGGCAATGGGTTCATATTCTCCATCGCCCGCACATCATCCGCCGACAGCCATCCCCATTGACGGCCCGTGGCGTAGGCTTGATAGCGGGAAACCGTATCCCCGCGCAACAATCCATCCAACAGGAACTCGCAGAAATAATTACCGCGCTCGTCGGGGAAGAACAGCGCTTTGTTTAACGCCTGCTCCCACCTGACGCAATTCGGACGGATCGTATCGACTACAAAGCTAATGCCCTCGTGCTCTACGTTGCTGAATGTAGCTCGGCTCAAATCCATCACCTTATGCGGCTGGAGTCGGTAGATCCGGCATATCTCCACAAGTTGATATTCGCGGGATTGGAGAAATTGTGCATCTTCCGGGGGGATCCCAATTTCCTTGTATTTCATCCCTTCCTCCAGCACCATCAACTGATGTGATTTCCCCAAGCTGGAGTAACTTTTGCGCAACGAATCTTCCAAATTGTCATGCGCTGGTTTGCTCAATTTTCCGGGATGTTCGGCCACTGCGCCGGGATGCGTTCCCGATCCAAAGAACCGAGCCCCAAATTCCTGCATCGCCAGCCCCAGGCCGATTGCTTCCCGGTGTTGGGTGATCGGGGACATTCCTGTAATGCCATTCTTTGACCGCAGACGAATATGCAAGATGTTATCCCGCGAATAGGTTTCCGGTATGCCGGTTCCCTGACGGTAAAGATATTGCAGGGGATCGCCCTTGCGCTCGCGCTTAGGGGTCATGCATCCGGGGAGCAGGGGCCACAACTCTCGCGGAGTACCGCCGTTATCCCTGACAATGCTGGCATAGGAATTTCCCCAGAGCATCAATGCGGCGGTCATCGTATCGTAGAATTCAAATGCGGTCATCTCATCGTTGGGCGAGTCATGAAGCA